GACCGCGGTCGAAATCTGCAAGCAGTATCAAGACCCAAACACGGGGATTGCGCTGCGGTTCATTCGGCAGTGGGACAACATCCTGTCCCGGATGACGAATCGGTTTGACATGACCTTCGGGTGCGGTGTCGGCCTCGCGGAACAGTCCGCGGTCGTCATCGCGTGCGCGTAAAGGAGAGGACCATGAAGCGATACACCTACTCTCTCGTCGGGCTTCTGGCGCTCCTCTTGATGGCGCCGCCGGTTCAGGCGGTGACACCGGCTGGGCTCCTGAGCAATACCACGCTCGACGGGTCCATTACCAGCACGCAGACCACGCTGGTGTTGACCTCTGCATCTGCGAGTTCGGGATCGACGTTTGGGGCGCCGGCCGCGGGCCAGTGCCTCTATATCGATCTCGAGATGATGCGGATTCAGTCCATGTCGAGCACAACGGCGACGGTGCAGCGTGGCACGAGGCATCGATCGGCGCATCTCACGGCGGCGATCATCCTGACCGGGCCGTGCGGCGAGTTCAAGGCGGTTGATCCGCCCGCGCTGGTGGGCAATCAGGATTGCTCGCTCTATGTGTTGCCGTGGGTGAATCAAACGACCGGCGATACCTGGTGGTGCGATCTACAGCCCATCGGGAACGGCTCGGGAGTCGCGACGGGAGGCTCGTGGAGCGTCACAAATGTCATTGCGCGCCAAGGCACGGCCGGCAGTCGACGCGTGGCGCAGTAATCGGGGTGGCGCTGCTGGCGCTGCTGCTGGCAGGTCTGACCTGGCACCAGACAGATGTCTGGGCGTCAGAAGCGGCGTTGTGGACGCGGGCGCATTCGGTCGCGCCCACGACGCCGCGGCCGCTGATCGGGTTGGCGTGGGTGAGTCTGCGCGCGGGACGACTCGAGGAGGCTGAGCGCTGGCTCGATCAGGCGACGGCGGTCTCCGCGCGACAGACCCCGCCCGAGCGGGTACTCACGCTCGATAGCGTGGACACGACGCGTGCCGTGATGTGGATGCGGCGTGGGAAATTAGTACAGGCGGCGCGGCTGATGGCGCACGCGCCTGAGCACTCGGAACGGTGGGCACTCTGTCAACAGTATCGTCGCGTCTGTGCCTTAGCGGACTCGCCCTCCTTACCGTAATCGCGTACGCGCGGGTGTGGTGGTTCGGGTTCGTCTATGACGATCCCTTTTGGATCGAGGCGGCGCCCGGTCCGTGGGCACTGGCGGCCTGGATCGGCGGAGGGCTGCCGTGGGCGTTTCACGGGCTGGCGCTCACGCTCCATCTCGTGAACGGGGGGCTGCTCTGGGTGATCGCGCGGCGGTGGCTGTCTCCGTTGGCGGCGCTTGTCGTGCTCACCGTGTTCTGGCTCCATCCTCTGCAAGTCGAGGCCGTGGCGTACGTCAGTGGAAGTTGGGAAGTGCTCTTAGCGACCTATCTATTGATCGCGATCTGGGGGTTTCTCCGTGGACAGTGGTGGAGCGTGGCGTTCGGGGCTGGCGCTCTTGGGCTGGCGCTCTCGCTGAAATGGAGTGCCCTCGCGCTGCTGATGACGGTGCCCGTGGTGGGTTGGTCGGCCGTGCCACGGCGCGTGCGCGTCGTCGGCCTCTCGACGATGGCGATCGTCGGCGGCGCGGTGATCGGACGCGGCTGGCCCACGATAGCGACCTGGATCCACGCGGGGGATCAAGGGGAGTCAGTCCGCGCGGTGGCTCTCGCCATCTGGCGCTATCTCGCGTTCGTGATCTGGCCGACCGGGTTCTCGATCGAGCATGACTGGACCGCGGTACCGGTGGCGCTCGGCTGGCTCGCCCTGGCTGGACTTCTGGCGCTCGGCGTCGTCGCGTGGCGGTCACGCGTGACGTGGTGCGCGTGGGTGCTGGTGGCGGGTGGCCTGCTGCCGCGAGCGGCGGCGCTCCACATGCCGCCACTGACCGAACATCACATGTATGTGCCGTTTCTCGCCGTCTGGGTGGTGGCCGGCGCGGCATTCGATTCCTACCACGAAAGGCTGACACATGGCTGATACCGAAAAGGGTTTTGATCTCATGCATCCGCCGCTCCGGGTGTCCAATCCGGGCGGGACCAAGGCGTTTCAGGAATTCCCCAAGCATCTCCACCGAGCCGATGGCACGTTCTGTGAGGTCGGTACGGCCGCGGCGCAGGCGGCACAGATCGCGGACGGGTGGTTCCTGACGCGCGAGCAGGCGATCCTCGCGGCGCCGGGCGATCAGCCCGCCGAGCCCGTCAAGCGCGGGCCGGGTCGGCCGCCGCGTGTCTCGGACGCCGCGTAAATGGAGATCACCGCCCAAGACCTGATCCGGCTCTCGCTGCTCGAGATCCGGGCGGTCCGGGCGGGCGATTCGATCAATCCGACCCTCAACGCGGATGCGCTGGTGGTGCTCAATGAGTACCTGGATCGGCTGAACGTGACCCCGCGGGCGCTGTACGACACGACCCAGACCACCTTCACGATGACGGCGAGTCTGCAGCCGCACACGATTGGACTCAGCGCGAATAGCCCGACGTTCAGCGTGTCGATCAACCGGCCCTCGCGGATCCTGAGCGCGAACGTCGTCCTGTCGGGGAATATCCGCTGCCGCGTGAATGTGCTGAACGATCAGGAATGGGACGCGATCACGGCGGGCGCGGCGGCTGGGCAGAGCGTGACGATCACCAGTTCGATTCCGACCGATTTGCATTACGAGCCGACCTGGCCGAATGGGGAATTGTTTCTCTGGCCCGTGCCGACCGCCAACAAGCTCGAGCTGCGGTTCGAGACGTTGCTGGCGGCGCTGGCCTTGACCGACACGTTTACTCTCCCGATGGGCTATCAGCAGGCCCTCAGGTTGACGCTGGCCGAACTGCTCGCGCCGATGTGCGGGCAAACGGTGTCCGCCGACACGCGCCGCGCCGCGCGGGATGCCCGAGACGCGGTCTGGGGCACCAACGACGGCAGCCTCAATGCGATCCCAGACGCGGGCGTGCCGGGGACCGGGAGGCGCGGGGGCTGGAACTACAAAACCGGACAGATCGGAGCAGGCGTGTGATAGCGAATTCGCAATACACCAAAGCTGTCGCGATCACCAAAAGCGACACGACAAATTTCGTGGACGGCGGCGGGCAGCGCCTCCTGTGCGATGCGATCTACGTCGGCGGCGCGGGGGTGGTCGTGGTGGTCTTCGAGGATGGCGAAACCGCCTCGTTTACCTGCGTGGCCGGCCAGATTCTGCCGGTGAAGGCGAAGCGGGTCAACAGCACGGACACCACCGCCACGTTAATGGTCGCGCTCTACAACCTGTAAGTCATGCCGAGGTGGCCTGCGTTCGTGGGCGGGAGTTATCCGGCAACGGCGAGTAGTGCCGACGTCGAAGACACGCTGAATCTGTACGTCGAAAAGATGGAGACCCGCGGCGGCAAGAATCCCGAGGGGATGCTGCTCCCGACGCCGGGGTTTACGAGTTGGGCCACCAGCGCGATTGTCGGGAGTCGCGCCGCGGCCTATGCGGAAGGCCGCTTGTTCTGGATCATGGGCACGGCGCTGCAGGAAATCAACAGCGCGGGCGTGGTCACGAATCGCGGCACGGTGGCCGCTGACGGCAACCCGGCGCAGATGGCCTACAACGGCATTGTCGGCGGCCATCTCGGCATCTGCTCCGGGGGCAACGTCTACAACTTCGTCCTGAGCACGAACACGCTCAGTGCGGCGTTGCTGACGGGCGGCTATACCCATCTGAGCGTGGCGCACGGCTACGGCCTTGCGTTCAATCCGACCACCGGCAAGGTCAACCTGTCGAACTTGAACAGTCTTGCCACCTGGGGCGCGGATAGCTTCTTCCGGCGCTCGCTGTTTGCCGATCCGTGGCAATCGATGATGGTGGACCAGAACGCGCTGATTTGGCTGGTGGGCACCGAGACATTTGAAGTGTGGTACGACAGGGGCTCAGGTACGCAGCCGTGGGCGCCGCTCTCGGGGTTGATTGGTCGGCATGGCATTGTCGCGCCGTTCGCGTATGGCGTCTCCAGGAAGGGTGTGACGTGGCTGTCCACAAGTACGGATGGCGGGGTGGATCTGGCGCAGACCACGGGGTCGACGCCGCGGCCGGTGTCGCAGTATCCCATTGAACACGTGATTGCCGGATTCCGACGGAACGGCTCAATTACCAATGCAGAGATCCTGATCTATCACGAAAGCGGTCACACCTTCGTCAACGTCTCATTCCCATCCGCGCCGGCCTCGGCACCACGCACGCTGACGTACGACATCGAGGGACAGAGTTGGGCGAAACGCGGGCAGTGGTTGAGCGCGTCCAGTGAATATGCCGTCTGGGCGCCGCGCACCCACATTGACGCGTACGGCAAGCACCTCGTCGGGGATCGTTCCACCGGGACGATCTGGACGATGGACAACGCCGTGTCCACGGACATCGACGGGAACGGCATCGTCCGGCAGCGCATCGCACCGGGGATCACGGACGAGCACAAGCGGCACCCGATCGATCAGATCGAATTACTGATGGATGTGGGCGTGGGCCTCGCCAGTGGGCAGGGGAGCGATCCACAGGCCATGTTGTCGGTGTCCGATGACGGCGGCATCACGTACGGCAACGAGATGTGGGCGGGGATGGGGCGTATCGGACAGTACCGCACGCGAGTCTTCTGGCAGCAGCTCGGGGCGAATCCCGACGCCGTGATCAAGGTGCGCTGGTCGGATCCAGTGCCGGTGCGTGTCAGTGATTGCTGGATCAATAACCTGGAAGCCAACCGCTGATGCCGCAGGCCCTTGGTCCCATCCCGTCCGATCAGGAAATCACCGAGCGTGGTGGCCCGATCACGACCTACTTTAGGCTGCGCTGGCAGGAACTGATCGACAGCTTCACGCAAGTCCCAACCTCGGCGGCGATTGATACGGGCGTGCTCGACGCGGCGCTGGCGACGACCGCCGCGCAGACCGTGACGGCGGCGGGGGTGTATCGCCTGGGGCTCTACATCCAGAAAATCACGGCCGATGGGGTGAGTTCGTCCCTGACGGTGACCGTGGGCTGGACGAGTCGCGGGGTGCCGCTGACGAAGGCGTTTTCGGCGCTCACGACGGACACGGCTGGCGCGAACGACAGCCATCTCTGGGAGATATATGTCGATGCCAACAGCGATGTGACCTACGCGGTGGCCTATGCCTCGAACACGCCGGGGAACATGACCTATCGCGCCAACGGGGCGCTGGAGAAACTGGCATGACGAGCCGGATTCTTCCTCCCGAAGAGTGGCCGCGGCTGGCTGGTACGGAAGCGGAGGCGCTGTGGCCACATCTCGACCCGGAGAACGCGCAAGTACTGGTGATTGAAGAGGACGGCCGAATCGTCGGGACATGGACGGCGTTGCGTGTGATGCACCTGGAGTGTGTGTGGATCGCGCCGGAATACCGCGGGGTGTTTGGCGTCGTGAAGCGCCTCCTTCGTGGCGTGCGCGGGATCGCGCAGGGTTGGGGCGTTCGCGCGGCCGTGACGAGCGCGATGACCGATCAGGTGCGGCAGTTAATTACGAGCCTACACGGGGCGCCGTTGCCGGGAGATCACTACGTGATGCCAATGGAGGGCCTATGCCGGCCGCAGTAGCTATTCCGCTCATTACCGCCGCCGTCGGCGCTGTCACGCAGATCGTCGACGCCAAGATGCAATCGGGGGCCGCGCGCCGGGTGGCCAAGACGCAGACCGACTCCGCGAACTACGCGGCCGATCGTCAGGATGCCGCCTCCCAGCGCGCCGAAGCCTTCCAGCGGCAGATGGCCCAGAACGCCTACCTGAATGACGAAGCCGTGCGGCGGGGCAACTACGACCAGTGGGCGGCGCAGCAACGGCGGATCGGCAACTACGCCAAAGGGCTCGGGTACGCCGCACACGAGATTCCCGACTATGTGCCGGGGGTGGATCCGGGGTACGACCGACCGGGCACGACCGCACCGAGCGGGCCTGTGGCGCCCCCGCGCGATCCCTTCGGTCGGCAGATGGGCGATCCTGACTACGGCATACCCCGGCCGCCACGGCGACCCGTGGCATCGACGTCTGGGGCGGTGGAGGACTATCTGTCCGCGCGTCCACGGCGCCGCGTGGCGCTCGCCCCGGCGATGGGTGATGTCGGTTCGTATCTCAGGAGCGCCTAATGGCCCGCGATCCGTGGCTCGACGACGACGGCTATATCCATTACCCCGACGAAGAGGAGGAGGAACAGGACACGTTTGATCCTGGCCCTGATTGGGGCACTGGACCGATCAGCGACATCCTTGAGGAGTGGGCGCCACCGCCGACCACGACCACACCGCCGACCACGACCACGACGCCAACCACGAATCCCGGTGAGCGCCCGTTCACGGGCACCTTCTCGCCCCCACCCCGGCAGGCGTATCCCGCGCTGCCATCGGTGCCGACTGCCCCTGCGCCGAACCTGCCGGCGTTTCCGCAAGCGCCCGCGTTCAGCTATGACCCGTATCCGGCGGCTGATCCGTTCCAGTTTCAGACCTATACCCCGGAGCAGTTCAGATCCCCGTCCGTCGATCAGATGCTGGTTGATCCGAGCTACCAGTGGCGCAAGTCACAGGGGGAGGAGTCCCTGCAACGGTCGGCGGCCGCCCGCGGCACGCTGAACGATTCAGGCACGGCGAAAGCGCTCTTGGAATACGGCGGGAATGCCGCTTCGCAGGAGTACAGCAACATCTGGAACCGGGATTTCAACGCCTTCAACACGAACGAGGGCAACCGGTTCAACGCCTTCACGACCAACGAAGGCAATCGTTTCGGCGCGTATCAAGCGAACGAAGGCAACCGCGCGCGCGCGTACGACACGAACCGCGCCGGGGCCGTGCAGCAGTACAACACCAACTATCAGACGCAGTACGTCGATCCGTACAAAGCGGCGTACCAGACCGCGATTGACACGTGGATTCCGCAGCAGGAGACGTGGCGCGCGACGAATGACATGAATCGGCTCGGTTACACGACGCAGACCGGCGTGGTGCAGCACGACAACGACATGAATTATCAGAACAGTTGGGATCGCTTCCTCCAGGACTGGACCGCGTGGCGTGACAACCGGGACTTTGGCTTCAAGGCGGCGACTGCCTAAATGCCGGCGTACCGCTACGACCCCTCGGATACCAGCCGCTTCGCCGGCTCCATCGGCGAGCTGATCGCGCGGCGCGGGGACATTGCGGCGCAGCGCGCGATCCAGGTGGCGCAGGCGCAGGCACAGGCCCAGCAGGCGCGGGGGCAGGCGTGGGGCGGGGCCATGCAGAACATCGCGGGCAGCGTGGGGGATGCGATCGCGGGTTACGCGAAGCAGCGCGAAGAGGCGCCGCTCCGCGCGCAGCAACTCGAAGCGGGGCGCATTCGGAACGAAGCCGGGCGGATGGAGATCGCCAGTGCGAAGCAGGCGGCTGAGGACAAGGCCATTCTCGGCTCCGCGCAGGGCAGCGGGCTCGATCCGGCCTCGGTCAAGGCGCAGTTGCAGCAGCGCGGACGCGGGGATCTGATTCCGATCTACGAGCAGACACATGCCAACCTAGAGACGGCGCGGCTTGGGCTGCAGGCCAAGCGTACGGAAGTGCAGGGGCTGGAGTCCGACTACTTCGGTGCGCTCGCAGCAGGGGTAAAGAAGGCCAAATACGACCCGATGGCGATCGAGTGGGCCCTGGCGCAAGCGGATGCGGACGGGCACGACACGAAGCCTGTTCGCGCCATGCTCCAGCAGAAACCGGACGCCTTGCCGCAGATCATTGACGCGCTGATCGAGAAGTCCCCAACGCAGCGGAAGCTGAGCGGCGAAGAGGCGGATCGCGCGCTGAAGACGCAGCAGGAGCAACGCGCGATCAAGACGGCCGAGCAGCAAGAGGCAGATCGGATCGCGGACAACCGACGGCAAGCGGATACGGCCGCCGAAACCGCCCGGCACAACCGCGCGATCGAGGCGTCTGGGGCGGGGGCGGCTGAGCGGTCCGGCTACTTCACGATGACGCCGGTCTATGACGCGCAAGGGCGGCCGGTCGGGGCGGTGCGGCTGAATGCACGCACAGGCGAAATCACCACCGTGCAGCCTGGGGAAATGGGCGGTGTGACGGCTCGACCCCCTGGCACCCTCGGGCAACAGACGATCGCCAACGAGGCGTCACTGGATTCGCTCGCGCGCCTCAAGGAGATGTTCGATCAGGGCGCCAAAAACGATATCGGACCCGCCGAAGGACGCGCTCGGAGTCTTGGTCAGAAGGTGCCAGGCGGGATGCTGGTCACGGAGCGATTCGCCAATTTCGAGGCGGCCACACGCGCGTTTCAGAACGCCATGATCAAGGCCATCACGGGCGCGCAAATGTCGGAGCCGGAAGCCAAGCGCATCATGGGCCAGATCCCGAACACCAACGATAACCCGACCGTCTGGCAGGCGAAGTACACGCAAAGTGTGAAGAACATGGAAGACCTGGAGCGCCGCACGCGAACGGATCGCGGCGTCCAGTCTGCGCCGGCCGGGCGCGGTCCTGGTCCTGTTGGTGGGGCGAGTGGTCAGATCGTTGTGACCGCGCCAGACGGCTCGAAACATCCGTTCGCCTCGCAGGCTGAGGCCGAGGCGTTCAAGACACTGGCGGGGATCAAGTAGATGCCCGTGGACTACGCAGCCCTCGCGGCTCAGGCTCGACAGCAGCCGGCGACAGTCGCGCCTGTGGACTATGCCGCATTGGCGGCGAAGGCGCGCAGCGCGAAGCCGGCCACGACAACCCCGCAGACGCCCCAGCCGTCTCGTGATTGGTCGGCACAGCTCGGGCTCCATGAACCGACCGCGAATCCGGCGCTCGGCTTCATGCGTGGAGCCGGGACCGCGGCGGCCGATGCGGCGCAAGGAGCGGTCGGCGGAGCCTTATCAACGCTCTATCAGGGCGGAGATTTGATTCGGCGTGGAGTCGGCGCGGAACCTGTCCTAAATAACCCACAACTCAGAGACGCGTTACAAGCTCCAAACTCGTTCGCTGGACAGGCCGGCCGGATGTTTGAGCAGGGCGCAGAGTTCGCCGTCCCGCTCACGCGCGTCTCGAAGGCGGTGGCGGGGGCTGGGCTGGCGAAGCGTGCGCTCGCAGAAGGCGCGGCCAGCGCGGGCGTGGCAGGCGTGCAGTCGGGTGGCGATCCCGGCGCGATGGTCGTGGCTGGTGTGGCCGGTGGCGTCCTCCCGTTCGCGGGCGCGGCGGCGCGTGGCACGGGACGGATGGTGCAACGCGCGGCTGCTGGCGCGGAAGAGGGCGGGCTCGGCGGCGCGATTGCTGGCGCCGTGCGTTCCGCAGCGCCACAAGCGCCGAAAAAGATGGTGACGCAGGGTCTGAAACCGCGTTCAGCGCTGACGCAGTGGGAAACCTCACTCGATCGCGCGCTGCCTGAAATCAAGGCGGCTGAAGCGGCGCTCGGGCCGATTCGTGGCGTGGATGATCTGCTCGCGGCGACGAAGGCGGCCAAGAAGGACATTCAGGCCCAACTGAATCAGATGCGCGGCACGCAGCGGGCCATCGGCGCCGAGGTGGACCTGTCGCCGGTCGCGGATGCGGCCGCGAAGAGCATTCCGCGCAAGCTGCGCCTGGAGAACCCTGACGCGGCGAAAGCGTTACAGTCGGCGGCTGATGTTTATCGCGGGCCGTTCCAGTTGGACGACGCAGAACAGTTGCTGCGGGAAACCAACGCCGAACTCGATGGCCTCTATGCGCTGTTCCCTGGGAAGCGACACGCCGTATTGACCTCGAATCCGCAGGCCGCCTCGCTGGATGCGAAGGCGAGGGCGCTGCGCGATGCCATCTATCAGAAACTTGACGATCCAGGCCAAGGTGAGGCCGCGCGGGAACTGAATCGACGGTATGGGGCGCTGCTCGACGTGGAAGATGCGGCCTATCGGCGGTCACTCGTGGCGCAACGTCAGCAGCCGGAGAGCTTGTCTGAGCAGATCGGCGCGGTGCGCGCGGCGGCTGATCTGGCGCGTGGAGCGTGGCGTCTCGCGCATTTGGATCCGGCCGGCGCGATGGATATTGCCGCGGCGCATGCGGGTCGGTCTACGGCGAAGGCGATCAAAGAATCCCAGACGGCCGACGCGCTCGTGCGCCATGCGTTTGCGTCCTACAAGGGCCAGCGGGTGCCAGTGGCGATGCCGCCGCCGCGCGAAATTCGCGGGCTGTTGCCGCCGGCCTCACGCCGAACAGGCCCAGCGCCTGATCCGTCCTTTGTGCGTGGTGTGCCGGCGATGCCTGCGCAAAGCGAGCGGCTGGCGTTGCCGGCTGGACGTCCACCGATTGCGGCGAGGGCCGCAGAAACCAGCGGCGGCGGTGCCGTGCCAGCGCGTTCTATTGTTCAGCGCGATCCGAGGACGGGTCGGATGCGGCGCGTCTATTTGAGCGGTACCGAACGATGAGCGCGACCGCAATGGCGCCGAAGACAAACCGGTATCCGAGCCGTTGGATGGACAAGATGAGCCAGATGGGGAGCAGGAGACAGAAGGACAGCGCGATGGCGACAAGCCAGATCCGATCGAGCCAGCGGGGCACGGTCAAGGGGTTAATTCTACTCCTGCTGGCGCTCTGCGGCTGGCCGAATCCTGCCGCTTCACAGACCTACACAATTATGCCGGCGCCCTACGGCACGGTGCTGGACAACTCTGGCAATATCGTGAACGCCGGATGCGTCTGGACCTACCTTGCTGGCGGGACCACGCCCACCACGACCTACACGACCAGCAGCGGCACGGCCAACGCGAATCCCATCATCGCGGACAGCGCGGGCCGGTTTGTCGCCTACCTGACGCCGGGCACGAGCTACAAGTTCACGTACGAGAATGTGCCCTGCTCGGCCTCGTCACACGGCACGGTCCTGAAGACGCAGGACAACATCGCGGCGGTCCCGGTGTCCGGGCTCAACGTGGATGTCGATTGCACGGTCGGGGTGACGGTCGCGGCCGGGGATTTGTTGTACGTCTCGGACGGCTCGAATTCCCTGAACGATGGGCAGTGCTATCTCGCGGACGCGGATCTGTTCTATGCCTCGATTCATCCGGTGCTGGGGTTTGCGACGGCGGCGATTACCAGCGGGACGAGTGGCACCATTCGGGTGGCGGGCCGCATCACCGGCTTGTCAAGTTTGA